TTGAGGGAATGGATTTGTAAATCTGCTCATTTTATTGGCCTTTTTTTAGTTTTGGGCTTGTGTTTCATTTGATATCGTCTTATATTGTCTTATGTCGTTTAATATTGTTTTATAAATTAATAAGGGGAATGTTGTGAGTGATGCTTTCAACGAAAAATTTTCAGCAAATTTAGATGATTTATTGCGAGGGCAAAGAGTGATCATAAGGGGTCTGTGGGCGGTGATGACGCCGGGTCTCTTGATCATTATAATTCTTCTTCTCTTGGGTTAGTTAACCAGGGTATAAAACCTACTACCGCGATCTCTTCTAAATCGCTTGGGCTTACAGATTTTGCCCATTTTTTAAATTTTGGGCTTTTTTTGATTATAGTGTCCGCAATTATATCGTTTCCTTTTAAAGATTCTTCAATAGCTTCCCTAAACCCTTTTGAGGTGATAAGTTCAATTGCGATTGCCGTGGGTTTTGGTATTTTTTTTGCAAATTCTAATATTGCAATAGCCGTGAAACGTGCGCCAGGTATTCTACTCAATACGGGCACCGAGCCAAGCCCGGTAGCCGTTCTAGCAAATATTTTTCCAATAAGAGAGCCATTATCCATTGCGTCAACCAAATTTCTAGCAACGCCAGTTCTAGCTGCGTTTTCAAATGCTTTTGAACTAAATATACCTTTAGTGACGCGACCAATATCATCAAATGTTTTTCTTGCATGAGCGGGAAGGTGTGAAAATATCATGTCTTTAGCTAATTTATTTTTATTTAATCCCTCAAAAGCATTGACAAATCCTTGGCTAAATCCTGGCTTAGTTCTTGCTCCCAGAGTAAAGAAACTATCGAGTAATGTTGCTGCTGCCTCAGCTCTTCTTGCCTTTGGCATTGCATTTATTAAATTGTTAAATTTTGAGACATCCCCTTTCGTTAATGCAACGGCGGCCGTTTTAAGTTTTGGAACTACGGATGATTTTATATCTCTTCCAAATAGCTCTATCGATGCGTCTTCAATGTCTTTTCTTGTGCTGACAAGTTTTCTTGCTGTGGCGTACTCTTCACCGACATTATATAAATCCGCGACGCCTTGTTGGTCTTCACTCAATACCCTGTAAACCTGCTTTAAGTTGCCAATACCATCATCCTTATAGGGCCCTTTTGATTTGAAACCATCTCCAACATCTTTTCTTATTCTATCGAGCATAAAATAAGTTGGATTATTAGGGTTATTAATGATTTTAAATAACTTTTTTTCTGCAGTTGTTAATGATGACTTGTCGCCGCCAAGTTTATCTAGCGTGCTTTGAATAAATATCTTTGAGGAATTCGCTTCAACTCTTACAGCCGAAGGGATTGCTTCGTTTACTATCTTGTAAACATCATCGGCCTTATCTAATAATGCTGTAATGTTATTATCAAAATCAGCTTTGAGTACATCATCAAATGCGCTTTTATCAGTAAAACCCCCTATTTCATCTATAAGGCTGTTTGCTCTCACGCCTAGACTTTCAATAGCTGCTTGCTCTACTGCAAAAAGCTTAGATCCTGGCGTTGCTGCCTTTAATGACTGTACAACTTCCTGAAAAGCTTTATTTGTAGAATAATGGTCTGGGTTTAAATCTATACCTAAATCGTCCGCAGCTCTTTGTATTTCTTCATCTGGCAAAACTTGTTGCGCCACTCTTTTGGTTCTCTTTTCCTTTAAATCATCAACAATATCGGAAAACTCTCTACCCTCTGGAGTTTGTCCGGCTTTAATCTCACCAATTTGTTTTCCTGCTGGAGTCACTGGCTTGCTGGCCTGTATGGCCTGTTCTGTTACTAGAGTGGCTTCTGGTGTGAGTAATTTTGATGCCTCCTCCGCTCTTGTGACTTCTAGTTGTTGAATCTCGCCTAATTGAGCATCGTCTAAATCATCAATATTAATGTTTTGTTCTTCGAGGTTACGGGCTAAATCATCACTAATGCCGCTCACCTTCTTTGCGCCTCTAAGTTTTCTTAGCCCCCCAAGCCCGACAAACTCCAGCGCAGCCAGAGGCGCTACCTGAAGCGCAGTCCCAAGACCAGGTCCGCCCTTTTTAAATCCAAACTCACCAAGCGCTTCCGATCCCCTTTGAAATGGCTCTATAACAGGCGCTATAAATTCACCTATTGCCTGTAGCGACTCTTTCCCCGCCTCTGTCCTTGGTTGAAATGTTAATGCCTCTTTTACTCTCCTAACGTTCTCTAGCGCCTTATCGGTGCCGACAAATGGCAATGAACCCAGAAACGTTAACCCTCCTGCAAACTCTGCGCCGATACCAGTACCTATTGTTAAGAGTGGATCCAACGCCCCCCCAAGTGCTTGTTGCAGTGGGTTAGGGGGTGGTGTAATAGGCGCTTGTTGTTGCTGTGGCTGGGTTGCCTGTTGTTGGGCAAAGAAGTCCTCTATAGTATCATCTATTTGTTGTTGGGTGACTCCATCATCTTTAAATTCAAAATCAAGCCCCTGTGCTGTTGCTATTAATGGCATTATTCGGCCCTTCTTACAGTTATAGTCATACCGGTTCTAGAAGAGGTGAAATTTTGTTGAGGAGCACGGAAAACCGGAGCATCCCCGATTCCGCGACCCGGTGCCCCCCTCGCTTCTGCCGCCCTTGATTCTGCTAGTGCTTTTGCAACCCTATCTAGTAGCTCTACTCTTGCCCCCGAACCAGAAGGAATAAAATCTTTAAGTGTTCCATCTTTTTTGGCCTGCCTTAAATCTTTGAATTCGTTTTCTATACCTTTTTGAACCGCGATAAATTCGGTCAATAAAGTTATATTTGTCTTTTCATCTCTGCCTATGCCAAATAAGGATTTTTTCACACCCACAACATCTGCATCAGTGGGCCGCACTTCTCCAATGGCTTTAAGAAATGAACGTGCAGCCTTTTCAGCAAAAGAGTCAAGCTCTTCTTCAAATTGGGCTTGTTTGCTAAAAACGCCAGGAATAACCCCAATGACTCTACGAGTAGTACCTGATCTAAATCTATCTACTTTTTTACCTTCCTCATCTATTAGTTCACCTTTAAATCCTTTGAGAAACCTAGAGGCTCTCCTGATGTCGGATTGTCGATTGACTTTTTCATCTGACAGCGTTGAGAGGCGCTTAATATTTACTTTGATAGATTCTTTTTGCTCAAAAGTAAGAGGCTTCTCTATGCCAGCTTGTTTGGCGGTTTCCACTGCAAGCGCTCTTTCTAAGTCTGCTTGTTTTAATTCAAGTCGCCCGCGTTGCTTTTCCGCCTCTGTCGCCGTCTTAGCAAGTTTTTCCCTTTCTATGCCTGTCTTAATAAGACCCAACCCTACTTCCTCAGCACCTGCGCCCCGTCTTGCAACTTCTTCAAGTGCCTTTGTTTGTGCGTCAAAGGTTAAACCCATGATAAATCGTGTTTCAGCGGCAGGATCTTCCCCTCGACTTAATGCGTCAGGGTTTCTGCTGTTTATTCTTTGTATTCTCTCATCAAAAAGCCTTTGTCTGCCAGCTTCGTCTAGTGCTAGGCCTCTATTGGCATCTTGCACAGATTCAATATTTAATCTTTTAATTTCTGCGACTGGATCTCGTCCTTGTCTTAATGCAAGTTCTCTAACGCTTTTTAGTTGGCTGTCGGTAAATGTACCGGCTATATTGGCTTGGAGTAATTCTCTTTCTACCTCTGGGCTTAATTGTGCAGCTTCAGGAATGGCCAGCGTGCCGAATGCATCACCAATAGGCGCAGAAGGAGCCTGGCCCCCGAAGCGGTCAGCTTGAGGGCTAAGGACATTCCCTAAAATCCTCTGTTGCTCTTGTCCCCGTAGCTGCGTTTGCTGCTGCAATCTTCGTTGCTCATCAATCTGCCCTTGAAGAAATTGTCGTTGCAACCCCTGACTTTGCAGCCCTGCCGCAATTTGACGACCCTGTAAAAAAGCCCCGACCGGGCCCGGTATTCCATTTGCCATTTTATTAAATCCTTTTATTGAAAACCTGAACCTGCTCCGAACGCTCCAGCAACACCCTGAAGGGCGCCCTGTACCGCTTCACTTTTTCCAAGAATACCCTGGGCACGAGCTTGGGCGCCTTGTTGTAAAAATAATCCTTGCTGTTGTGCTTGGATGGCGCCAAATTGGCCGGTTTGTCCAGCCGCTTGTAGTCCGGCACCCGAAATAGCCCCTAATCTGCCGAACCTATCGCCAAAATCTTGTTGAGCAAATCCTATTCCTTGCTCTACAAGCGCTCGCCTTATATTACCGCCGCCTATGCCGCCGATTGCAGTTTGATTTCTTATTAATGCACGCTGTCCGCGCTCTCTTAAAAATCGTTGTCCTGGTGACTCATCAAACGCTGCAAACGCACGGGCCTCTTCCCCTGGCCCAAGAGCGCCAGAAAGAGCCGCTTGTTGTTGAAAAGCTTGCGTTCCACCTTCTCTAAACGGGGCTAGATTTGCCTCTGTAATATTAAACTGTCGGCGAGACTCAGCAGCCGCCTGTTTTGCCGCTTTCGCTTGAACATCGGCGGCTGACCCTGCCGCTTTCGACTTAAGGAATCCTCCTATTACGGCTGCCCCTGCTGCTGCTCCTACTGCCATCTCAATCTCCTAATATTTTTCTATATAAAACTTCAGTTTTTTCAAATCCTAATCGCTCGTAAATTTTCGAGATATCAAGGTTTACCCTATAACCGCTAAGCCACTCTTTTACACCTAGCGCCCTTAGCTCCTTCTCTAAAAACTTCAACATTTTAATTCCTGCGCCGCCTTTTCTTTCTTCTCTCTTAATGTAAAAAATATGCGTTAAACATGTGCTTATGCTTTTGTAAAAAAAGCTGGGCATTAAAAAATTAATACAATAACCAATCATCTTTCCATCCTTCCTAACTGCTATAAATAATAAGCTTCCAGCATTATCACTGGCCCTATAACCCTCCCAAAAAAAGTCAAATGGCTTTAATCTTTCTTTTTCTGTTTCAAGTTCTTCGTAATGCTCCATAAAAATGGGCAATAACTCTTCTTTATTATCAAAAACATTTTCAATGGTTATTTCAATCACCCAATCAACACCCAGCCGGTATTTCCTGCTCCCGTCTGTTTAATGTATGAAACAAAGCCGATTGCTCCAGTTGTGTCCATGTATTTTTGAGTAGGGTTTGCGCTGACTACACCCTCTGGGCTGCCTGTGCCGGTTAAAGTGGTGTCTAAATTCACCTGCCTTGTGATAGCCTCTTGATATCCCATAAACCGCTCAGAGCCAACGCCTTGAGGTCCTTGCACTTTCTCAAATCTTTCAAATGTCGTAATCATGACGGCTCCACATCCCACTCTCCCGTTAATTTAAGTAATGAAACTTTGATGCGCTCCGCTATCTTAAATTTTAATACGCGGCTTTTAGGGGCCTTACCTTGGTTTTGCCAGATTAAGCGCCGGTTGTATTCGCCCTGTCGGCCCATACCCCTTGGCACTTCATTACTGAATGTAAATCCACCATCGTCACTAAAAGACATTCTTATTTTAGGCTCATCGCCTAATTGGGTAATCTCACTGGTGCCAGTCTCCGCCGTCAACTCTATCCTTCTGATAAAAATATCGTTGTTCTCTGCATTAAAAGGACTGGTTGAAAAGGAGCGGATAACTATCTCTCCATACTCATCGAATACATTATCATCCAGCCTGCCAATGCGACCATCAAAGGCATCCCCAACAAGGATTTGTCCGTAGACCTGTAGCATTGAATTTACACGCCATCGTGAGCCATCACCTGCGCCTGTCCGCAACTCACTCCATACGGGCCGACCCTGTAATGCGGAAGCCGTCGCGTCATATCTGAAAGTATTTTTAATAAAAGAAAATATTACAAAATAACTGCCATTTGCGGCGTATGCCATTACAAAGCAAGATTTAATTTCAGCATCGCTATAAGTGTTTATCTTGGTATCAATAGCGGAGTTTGATATCTTCTGAACATTGCCGCCAACCCATCTCCAAATAGCGGGGCTTTCATTAACGCCAGCACCTAGAAAAACGAAAGAGTTATCAAATTCAATTATTGCATCTATGGCCTTTAATCCTTTCGGAATTAAAGCACCTTGAATTCTTTGAAATGGCTGCGGGCCAGCCGCGACACCTATATTTGAAAATGGCTCTAATGTTTCATTTCCTGCTATAAATAATATGTTCCTGGAAACGTGGCAGCCGATTATTGCATCCGGATCCGCTTCTGCGGTAAACCTATCTGTCGCATCGTATACAAGCCCGTTGTTTACATTTGAAATAAATACAAACTTATCCGTTACCTGGGTAAAAAAGGAATCTATATAACAGACATGTTTAGAGGGGTTCTCTGTATAGCCTGTATCGGTAATTTCAACCAAAGTATCGGGGTTTTCTGTAAAGATATAGCCTTTGGTGTCTGGCACCACAATGCATAACTGCGTGCCGTTATCGGCCATCGATACACGAGAAGAGCTATCAATCTGGCCCAAATTATCTTCAGTAAGGTCTCTATTTACACGAAAGAGAGAAGTGCCATTAACAAAATAAGCTTTGCCGTTAAATACATGGCCGCCCCGATTCTTGCCGGTTAAAGTCGCAACCTGGGTAATCCCTGGTGTGCCGATTAAAGCCGCCCGAGAAAGCGCGTTTGTTTGTGGCACAATAGGGATTAAATTGACGCACTCTTGCGACGCCAATGGTTTTGATATTGACTCATAGAATCCTGTTGCAAATGGAACTTCTGGCATTATTAAAACTCCGGCTGCACTTGTAAAAATAACGGATCAGTGTCAAATCCTAGCGCTTGGTCAAGAAGAAACTGTGCTTCTGCGGCAATATTAGATAACCTTTGTTGAGGGACATTACCGGCAACTCCTAAGCGCTTAGACAAATTGTATAAAAGCGTTTCTGTCCACTCCACCGGAAAATCTGCGGGGTCATCGTTATCATCAAAATCATTTAAGGGGCGCTCAAAAGTAAAGCGGATAAAATCATTAATGCTTTGTCCTGTCTGCCACAGATAAACACGACCATTGCCAAGTTCAGGGGTATAATAGTATTGAACAAGGGTTCCCTGGCTTTCTTTGTTGGGCTGGTTAAAATACTGACTTCTGCTGTCAAAAGGCGTTACCTCAATTTCTGTATCACTATCAGTATTCGCCCTCCGCATTCCAAGAATCCTGAGTGGACGCTGAATCTGAGTTGTATATGTAAACACTGTATTTGTTGAATCTGCGGCATCGAGCAAAGGGTCCGTAATCGTTAAACCGGTGGGGCTATCGACAGACACAATAGTTGTCCATTGCCTCGTGGCATCATTTAGTTGTATTCCTATCCTATCTAAAGCCACCATTCCGGTTGTGCTTGTCACTACAAGTACTGTGGCTGAAATAGCGGCATCAGCGGTTAATTCTGTTTTAATAAAGCCATCAAAATTGGTTGCTTCGTCGCCAGTTGCTCCTAGAAAATAATCCGTCTGCCCTGGCCTGATAAATAAAACACCCTCGGTTTTACTCCAAAGATGAAGGCCTTGAGCCTGCCAAGTCTTAACCATTAGATTGAGAGATGTTAGGCCATTTTGTAGGGCTGTAGATTCTAGCGGCTGGTCTTCAACCAAGAGTCCGTTCAGTTTGAGTGCGTCCTCAACTAGCTGCGCTGCTGTTAAATTAAAATCTGTTGTTGCCATAATTAATTCTCAAATATATCAGGGCCGCGAAGCCTTACATTGTCAACGCTCTGTTTATCGGGCTTGACTCTTATATGTAGCTGTGGGTTCTCAGGGGACCACTCTGAATGATGCATCAATAACCCCTTCTGAAGGCCCACCCCTTGCCGCATTTCACTCGACTTAAATTTAAAAGCAGAAATGTCAGAAATAACATTATGCTCGCCAAGGATGGCGGTGCTTTTGCCGCCCCTTCCCCCTCGCAATACTCCTCTTCTCATTATAAATGCCTTGAGCCTCGAGACTTATTCAAAGCAATGGCAACCGCTTGTTTTTGCGGAATGCCTTCGGATTTAATCTGCCGAATATTACTAGAAATGGTTTTTCTGGATGAGCCGCTTTTTAACGGATTCTCAACTATCTTGTCCGCTTCAAATTGCGATCCTTTTTCTTGCTGTAATGTTTGTCTTAATCCACTCATGCTATTCTCCTTAATTTATGGTACTTGTCCGTCATCGGTGATACTCCAATTATTGGGAGCGCCCGCAAGTACTGCGCGGGATGCGGCTGCCGAGGCTGGATATTTAGTGTTAGCCGCGCCGAATGGCACAAAGGTTTGCAATGTTTGAAGCGCCCATCCGACATATAGAGCACCAAGGTTTGTCGGCGTTAAAGGTGTACCATCGGCGAATGAGGCCGCTAGTGTTATATTAGATATCGACCATCCCCCCACATTCCTATTAAAGAGTGTGCCAAGCACCATTCTGGATACATTGGTCGCATTGGCCATAGACCATGATTGAATAGGTGGATTGATAAGCGAGCAACCACTCCAGAACAATGAAAAATCTTCGCCATCGCTTACATCCCAAGAGGCCATAGCGGGTGTCTCAACTATACTTGCACAATTTTGGATAAATGCTGAAAACTGAGTTTTCCCGGTGAAATCTGGTTGGTCTTCTGCGCTTATCTCCATATTTGAGCAATTAAGGAAATTACTATCGCTGTTGCCAACTTTTAGACCACCTATGCCACCTGTACTACCCCATTGAATGAGATTTAGCATTTTGTCTATGTCGCTTGCGTTAATCGCAAATTGCCAGCCTTCAATCTGTCCTGTTATGACTGGCTCTTTCACTCCTCCTACTGCGTATGTATGCGTTGTTTCTGCTTGATTCCAAACAGTTATCGTGTCGCTACTACCATCGCCCCAATCTATATTAAAGTTGTATGTACCATCGAATCTAAGTGGCAGTCTAATTTGATTAGCGGCAGAAGAGCCAGGGCTTGTGTTCGTTGTGTCCCATTTTGAGATGAAACCAGGGCCTAAGGGTGTGGATAAATCGACAAAAGGGTTGTAGCTAACCTCGGCATCATTTGATATTTTTCTTCTCGCTATAGAAACACCCATAACATAGTCTTAGCCGTCTTGGGTGTTGATAAAGTTAGCTGTACCAGTAGCAAAGCCGGTGATGTTTAATCGAGTAGCGGCGATGGGAAAGAAGAAATTTCCGGTATTTGTAGCGGTTTGGGCTATTAAATTAACATTATCTGTATCAATCCAAACAGGGGTAACAGTTGGATCTTGTATATTGGATGATGTAAATTGCACAGTGTAGGTAATTGTCGCGCCTGCGCTTATTTCTACAGTTTGCGTGCCTTTGGTTCCTTTTCCTGCTGGCCTTGTGTCCATCATGATAGGCGTTGAGGTAAACGCAACTGGAATAGTTATCCCAGCCTCTACGTCTGCCGTGATTGCAGCATCCGAGCTAATTTTAGTTACAGTAGTAAGCAGTGCTGTGGTTGCTACCGTGCCAGCGTTAGGCCCCGCGATTGTTTCAGACACAATCCTGCCGTCATCATTGCGACCCGTAATAGTAAAGTTAACCGCTGATAAATTACCAGCAGACGTTAATTCAACAACCTGGGCGACATTATTTAACGACGCAACCCCTTTGACAGCATCAAATAAAACGCCATTCAATAGCAAGTCAATGGCTATCGTGCTTTGCTGAGCAACCGCAATTCCATCTTGGTCGGTAACAGGAGCAACTAAATTGTAAACTGGTCTCATGACCTTCTCCTTGTTACTCTACGCGTTGAAAAGTAATAATCACTTCCGCTTCAAGCTCCACAAAATCAGCAGAGCCTAATTGATAAACCAAAGAAGCGCCGTTTAATGGCTGAGGGTATGGAAATTCTCCGGCAATTCCGGTGCGGCCAAATAATCCAGTCGCATCAACTTGAGCGCCGTCAATTAATTGGTCGCCATTGCTCGCAACCCCAACATCAATTGTCTTTGTGGTGCCTGTGACTTCAGGAACAATAACGTTAACGCAAATATTAACTTCAATAGCACTTGCGGGAATCGTGAGAGGAATAGCTTGTTCGCCGGTTGATGCAACAATCGGCAATTTTGCAACAAGGGTTTGTATTGATGCGTCACTTTTAAATAGTGTGGATTTTCCGCCGCTAGTGCCGACTTTGATCAATCGTGTTGGTTCAGTCATTTTTAAAACTCCATTTTAAAATAAATTAACGCCCCCAAGCGTGGAAGAAAAGAGGCGTTAAAATGGTGAAAGTTTATACTCCAGCAGTGCCGTATGCGCCGCGTGGGTCTGTCCAGCCATACTGATAGCGCTCAGAAGCTTTAAAGCGCATATTAGACGTACCAAAATCATTATCTTGGTCAAAATTAACCGCTTTGCGGGTAAAATACTTCATGCCGTCCGGCGCGTTAGTTTTAATAAACCAAGCTGTATCAGAGGTTAGATAATGATTCACAACAAAACCCTCTGGCAACATGCCCATGCTACGAATAGCATTAAGCGCATTATTTGCAGTATCATTTTGTAATACTGAGGCGGTAATGCGTTGGGCTTCAAAGCCAAGCTTAGGCGGAACAGCTAAAATGGTGCCTTTAATCGCAATCCTTAAGCCCCTAGGGTCTGTAGCTTCGGCAATCTGAATTAACAGGTCCTCGATAGCTGTTTCGGATAAAGGGGCCGGAACAGTCAATTCGTTTGAGAAAGTTGTAGGGTCAGAAGGGCCATTAATATGAGCAGTAGAGAAAAGCGGTTCCATCTCCATCCGTCATAAGAAAAGCAGGATTAAAGCCGCGATTGTATATATTCGCGCCTTCATTTTCTTTGGTTTGCTGCATTGAAAAAGCCAATGCCCGTGCACGTTTGGCGAAAAGGTCATAACGATTGTCATCCATAGCCTCCTCACTAACAATAAAGCCTTTCACAAAATTAAGCATGGTATACTTAGGCGTGAAACCTTGTTGCTGAGAGTCATATTTAAGACCCTCGCCTTCTGGTTTTACTTCCGCAACGTCAAAGCCTTCAAATTGCACATCTACTTCAAAAGCTTTATCAGAAGTCTCAGTACCAAACAAACGAGGCCATTCACTTTCGTGTTGATCGTATGTATTACCAAAAATGTTTTTTACGCCATCTTGTAAGAGGCGTGGGATATTACCCGTGGTGATTGCTCCGGCCATGATATTAAACTCCTACCGTTGATTTGATTGTTGATTCATTGATTCGGAAAACGGCAGTAACGCCAGTTCCGACAGCGCCGTCTTTTAGACGAACAAGGCGCATTTGTGCAGTGGTACCCGCAAAGGTGCCAGCATCAACAGTCATGTTTGAATTTACTAAACCACCGGAAAGGGTGGCAGCGGTGGCGACAATGTCAGCATTTTGACCGACATCAGCCGTGGCAAGAGTGCCGTTGCTAATTTCAGCTTCAAGCAAAAGGTCAGGGTCATTAGCAACCTTGATAACTCCAGCAATTCCAGCCGGTAAGCCTTTTTGCTCTAAATTAGATACATTGAAGTCAGTGGCAACGATTGCACCAGTAAGATTGCCGCCTGCGACGGATGCATCGGCAGTAGCAAAGCTTGTCACAACGTCTGCATCGCCAGTTTGAGTGACTAAATCGCCAACAGCTAAAAGCGTGGAATGAGAAGCAGGGACAAAATAAGAAAAGATTTTACCAGTATAACTATGGCCTGATAAATCTTGGACGGGACGGAAACCTCCGGGCATGATATTCTCCTAAAAATTGATTAATTAAAGTAAATTTAACAAATCAACCTAGGCGATATCGCGGTGGCTTGATTCGGGATATTTAAACTGATGAATAAATATCTCGCGCTATCCTCCTAAATCAACCATCTTGATAAATGGCGTTGGATTGATAACGTTTTTCTGAAAGTATTAATATGTGATCATACTCATACTTTTACAGAGAAAGCCCAGCGAAACAAGGAATTCCTCTGAGCTTAAATAATATTAACATTGTCGAACATACAACAAAATTAACTTAATGTCAATAGGTATTTCTACTAAGTACTTTTCGGACTCCGCCGGGTAAATATTCCGATTGTCCTAGCGTTGCCTCTCTACCAATAATACGTGATTGCTCTTTCTCATAATCTTCTTGATAGTACCGCTCTTCAATTTTCATTAAAACCAACATATCCTTGTTGTCGCCGCTGTGCCGCATTTCTTTTTTTTGTGAACGATTCAGGGCCGGTGTATAGTCGGCGTTTAGATATCTCTGTAAATTGCCCTTTTCATCATCCCTAGCCCAGCAATAATGCATTCCCTCTTCTATTTCTACAGAGGCAGGCATACCGAGCAATCCCTTTTGTGTTAACCCAACTCGTTTTTTACGCCCCTCCCCTTGTGTTGCAATTGCTACCCTTTCATTTCTTTCGCGTCGTTGGTCTGTGTGTGGCGTTGCGGTTGCGGTGGGTTGTGGATCCCGATTTGCCGGTGGTCTGCCTCGTTTCTTTGGGGCTTCTGGTTGTGTATTTTGAGTTTGTTCGTTCATAATTAATCTCCGGTTATTTTGCTCTGTCTCTTTTGACGGCTGCAAGGAAGTCTTTTTGATTGCCTTTATATATTGGGTTGCCAAGTGTGCGCCATGCCTCTTTTTCGTCATGATTTAAATCGGACATTGCGAGCTCTCTTTTAGAATTATTCTTGGCAGCTCTCCGACCAGATTCATTGGTACTCGGTGCGGTGCGGTTTGGGTTTTGGTTTGGCGTGGGCTGTGTTTCATTATATGCAGCGCCTAGCCTGGCATCCAAAATATTAAGCTGTTCTTTTTTGCTCATGTGTGGATTTTTGTCTTCAATTTCTGTTAACCATGATTCAGCCACAAACCTTTTTTGTTGATTCTTAACATCATTAAGCCAAGGGTTTTTCAATACCCAATAGTCTAGCTCTGGGTCAATTGGTGCGGCTGGTGCGGCTACCATCTGGGCCTGTTGTTTATTAATCTCATCTATCTGCGCTTGATGTGCCTTGACTCCAGCAACATCACCCTCCTCTACTGCTGCATCTACTTTAGTTTGATAGTCTTTCTTGAGCGCGTCCATTTGAAGATTATGCCGAGCATCTTGCTGCTCAAATCTGCGGTCAATGTCATCATTACGCTTTTTATCGCGTGCGTTTAAGTCATGCACTTTGTTGTTGAGGGTGGAAATTTCTAAAAATGTTTCGGCATCGCGCCAAGTTCCTTTTCCTTGGTATTCCGCTTCGGGTCGCCACCCGGCATCGTACGCCTCTTGCTCGGATTTAGTAAAGTTTTCCTCCTCTGGTTGAGTCTCGGTATTTACCGGGGCTTGGGCCTCTTCCTTTTTTTCGGGCTGCTGTACGCCATCTGCATTGGGTGCCTCCTGATTTGTTTTGTCGTCTAGTATGCCAGATTCGGCTATCAATTCTTCTGCATTCATTTTTTAATCTCCACTTTATGATCGGCTTTTTCCACATGTATAGTGCCAGATGCTTGAAATTGCGGCCCGTCTTCAAAATTAATAGGAACGCCTTCATCCCATCCGGCCCTAGGTTTGGCGATAGGTTTTTTATCGTGTACTGCTACAACATCTTCATCGTTTATATAAAAATAATCCTCGTAGCCTTCAAGCTCTGGCGCTTGTCCGTCATAGCGTCTAAACTCGATTATGTCACCAATCTTACAACCCCAGTCTTCGGGGCCGTCTAGGTCAATCGCCCCCCCGATAACCTTTGAACGCAACAGGCCCCATGGCTACAATAATCCCTTTATTCTGTCCGCCTTCCTCTCTTTTTTTCTGCTCAGGGGTCATAGTGACAATACCGCTCTCGGTTTTCCCTTCAACGGCCATTTTCTTGATAAGTAAGCGATAGCCAGCGGGTCTTACTGTGTATTCTTTATTCGGCATCATCATCCCCCTTTAAATTATTTTTTAAAGATGCACATATATCTCGCAAGCCTTTGGCGCCTACAATAAGGCCCTCGGAATAAGCGGTGCGCATAGCAACATTCTGCATATCGTTAATCCCCCTGGGTCTATAGATAACCTCTTCTTTTTCTGTTTTAATTTCATAATCGATAATACTCATTATTTCCTTGGTCACAGGATGAGTCTCCCATGCTTTTATCTGTTCTAGTGTTAATTCCACACTTATTGCTCCTTTAGTTTATTGCATGTTTCTCGGATATACTCTGCTAGAGCTCCATAGTCTTGATGAGGTCCACTAATATTAAGGAGATTATCGATATTAAGAGTAGTTTCTTTATCCCCATACTTGATTGACAAATTAACGTATTTAACAAAAGCCTCGCATCCTGTATCTTTTGCAATGTCTGCACAGGCAGCCATCAAGAGCCGACCCATATTTTTATCAAATTCCACGCTTAATCTCCTTTATTGTTGTAGTCCCTGTGGTGGCTGCGCGATTGCTTGTTGTAACTCTACAGCTTCACGCGCTCCCTGTATTTCGTCCCTGTCTAGTTGGGCCGCTGTTGTGTATTTATCGCTCAGGTTTCTATTGTTCTCTGTCTCAGCTTCTTCAAGAAATTTAACTGTCTGCGCTTCGTTCTTCTCTTTTTCTGACTCTGTTTTGTCAATATCTGCCGCTGTTTTTGCTTCCTTAATCTCAACCTCTCTCTCAGCAAGCTCAAGCGGTTTTGTTGCTAATTCAAGTTGAAGCTGCTGCTGCTCTTGTTGCGCTTGCTGTTGTTGCTGCACTTCTTCTTCTGTCAGCTCTGGGAATATTTGTTCTAATTGTTGGGATCCGATAGCTTCATAGAATGCCTTGACTATCG